GGGTCCGGCGGATATAGAGTGCCAGGTTCCGGCGAGAATAGCATTATGTATCGAACCGGAGGAAACACGCAAGGCGTAGACGGAACAATTCAAGAGTTTATCGTATACGACACTTACGAATCAACGGACAGGGCAGATATCGAAACAAACATTCAAACGTACTTCGGCATTACATGAGCGTGGTTTACCTACCTGTAGAACCTCAAAATGGTTTAACCTCTTCGGATCGTGCAGATGCTCTCGACAAGGAGGTGTGGCGATTGGTTAGACCTGCGTCCGTGCAGTTAGCCGATGACACACAATACTTGTATGCGCGCATGATTCACCCGACGACAGGTCAAGTTGCGCTACTAGCAGAGACGACAGACGTGTTGCCTGTACATCCTGATGTGGATTTGACTGACTTGTTGGCCTTGTTGCCCGAAGTGTCACAGGCAGAAAAAGACATGCTGTCCTTTTACATTGACGCTAACCGAGGCCAGACAGTATTGTTTGGCAATCTTATTCCGTCAAGCTCAACGCAGTTGACCACGGAAGAAGCCGACGCCGCAGGTTGGATACCGAACGACGACATTGTTTAGATGTGCGTTGCGATTAGGGCAAACCTCGTAAATTGCCTCTATGGATTTCATCACGGAATACTGGGCCGAGTTGCTCATTGCGCTTCTGGCCTTCGCAAAGGTTGTCGTAAACCTTACGCCAAGCATTAAAGACGACAGGGTCTTCGCTTACGTTGACCTGTTGTTCAACGCGATCATCGCAAACAACACAAAGGAAAAAGAATAATGGCCGGCATTATTAACGGAAGCGTCTACTTACTTAAAATCGGTGGTGCTGCATTGCCAGACCAGACCGAAGGAAGCATTAGCTTGTCTATGGAGACACGCGACACAACCAGCAAAGACAGCAGCGGTTTCCGTGAGCTGTTGGAGTCTACGCGTAGCGGAAGCATCAGCGTTAGTGGTTTGGTTGACGAGGCCACAGGCCAAGCGGTGGCTACCTTGATGACGCATTTTGCAGCGCGTTCTTCGTTCGCCATCATCTTTGGCTTGGACGCTACGGCCGACAACCACTTTACCTGCGCCAGTGCATTTGTTACTTCTATCGAAGCCAGCGGCGGAACAGAAGACAACGTTACTTACAGCGCAACAATTGAGCTGTCGGGATCAATCGCATTTGTTGAAGCGTAATGCAGATTGAGCTTAGCGGCAAAGAGTTTCGTTTGCGTTGTGACATGCGCGCTCTGGCTAACGCCAAGCGCGAAGCAAACATTGACATTAGCAACCTCGGCGACGACGTTGTAGAGGTTGGTTCGTTTGTGTACTTCATGGCACAAAGCGGAGCGAAACATGCGGGAGTCGAATTCAAGTACGAGCTTGACGACTTCTTAGGACTTATCGAGGTTCAAGACCTTGAGATTTTGGGCGCGTCTATCACCAAGCTCATGGGCGGTGGCGCGGAAAAAAAAAGGTGAAGCGGAACCGCTAACCTTCGAAGATTGTATGCAGATAGGGTTGGGCCGTTTACGGTTCAGCCCTTCTGTGTTTTACGACATGACGTTTATTGAGTTCTGCGCAGCCGCACAAGGCAACGCCAAGGACGAAGAGCAAAAGCAACAGATGGAGTGGGAGCGTACGCGCTGGCTTGCCACGATCATGTTACAACCGCACGGCAAGAAGGGACAGAGTATAAAGCCGCGCGACCTTGTTATCTTTCCGTGGGAGAAGAAGGAGAAGAAGAAGAAGCGTTCGAACAAGCTCCTAGAACACACACTCAAAGCGTGGTCAAATGGCATTACTTAAAGATCTAAAAGTTACTATCGGTCTAAGCAAAAAAGGCTTGACCAAACTTAACGCGGACCTGCGCCGCACTAAGGGCAACTTCAAGAGGAACTTTGGAGAGATTGCGGGCATGGCTAAGAACGCCGCTGCCGCTATTGGCGTTACGCTAGTTGCTGGCGTCGCGGCTCTTATTAAGAAGGGCGCGGAGATGGAGACGTTGCGCACGGGCTTTATAAGCATTGCCGGAGGTGCAAACAAAGCAGCCGCAATTGTTAAGGAGCTAAACGAATTCACAGCGAAGACGCCGTTCCAATTGCAAGAGGTGAGCAGCGCGGCCAGGCAATTGTTAGCGGTCGGCACTAAGCGCAGCGAGTTGCAGAAGGAGTTGAAGATGCTTGGCGACGTTGCGGCAAGTAGCGGAAACAGCATAAACGACATTGCAGCCATCTTTGCTAAGGTTCAAGCCAAGGGTAAGGTAGAGCTTGAGAATCTCAACCAATTAGCGGAACGTGGTATTCCAATTTTTGGTGAGCTTAAGAACGTGACAGGCGACGCGAATATGGAATTCGGCGCGGGTGCGGTTAGCGTTGAGCAGTTTAACACGGCGTTGGCAAACATGACGGCAGAAGGCGGTCTTGCCGCTGGCGCTATGGAGAACCTCAGCCAAACAGTCGAGGGACGCATGACCACGCTCATGGACAACCTCGGGTTGGAGATGGGCAAGGCAGCGGAAAAGTCGGGCTTGTCTGCTGCGTTCGGTGGACTGCTGAAACAAGCAACCGAAGGCCTACAGGGCATAAGCGGCGCGGCGGGTTCTGACGTTGCCGCTGCGCTGGGTCTAGCCGAAGAAGCCATGGAGGGCTTTGGGTCAGTCACCACAGACAACGTCGACGACGTCGAGCAAAAGATGGCTGACGCGCAAGCGTCAATTAGAAACTTGATCGGCACAATAAAAGGCAGCGCAACACAAACGACAGGCCTCGCCTTTCTGTTTGGCGGTAAGGCTGGCGCAATGGAAAGCGCAAAGCAACAGGCGGACATGCTGCGCCCGTTGTTGGAGATGGTGGAGCAACTCGGCGCGGCTGGTGTGCAGCTTAACGAAAACGTATTGGCGGGCGCCGTGAGCGCACCAATAGCCGAACCAACAGCGCCCGCGTCGGTAACAGAAGAAACTAAGCAGAAGGAAAAGCTACACGCAGTTGAGAAGTCGCGGTTGCTAACCATGGGCATGGCCAAGGAGCTGCAAGGCACAATGGCCAGCGACATCATGGCGGCAAGCATGGCCAACCATGAGTTAAAGACAAGCATGGAGGGCGTAGCCGAAGCGGTTAAGTTGCCGCTTGATGCAATGGTTGAGCTAGGCAACTACGCGGCTAACAAACTTCCGGGCTTTTTCATGCAAGCATTCAGCGCATTGCGTGAAGGCGGTAAGAGCTTTGGCGACTTCATGTTGAACTTACTTCAACAAATGATATTAAAGCTAGCCGCAATGCTTGCCGCGTTTGCTGCTCTTAGTATTCTGTTCCCGGGATCAGCAGCGGTTAAAGGTGGGCTAGGGTCTTTCCTTGGCGGCGGGTTTGGAATACCTCAAATGGCCGACGGAGGCATGTTCTCGGGCGCTTCATTGGCTATGGTCGGAGAGGGTCCAGGTACGTCGGCTATTAACCCGGAGGTGGTCGCACCGCTGGACAAGCTAAAAAATATGGTAGGCGGTGGCAATGTGAACGTAACCGGGACGATTCGTGGACGCGACCTTCTACTCAGTGAGGAGCGCAGCAGTTACAGTCGCCGTCGAAGATTTGGAAAGTAATGGCAAAGAGATTTACAGCAGGGTTTAAAGACGAGGTAGGTACAGAGTACAACCTTGACTTTTATGACAGCGATTATAGTGGGTCTTCTGTCGGCACATTAACACTCGGCACACCAGGCTTCGAGTTAGATTGGGACGGACGCGGAAGAAATACACACGAGCCTATTCTGAGCAGCGCGTGCAGTATTCCGGTGTACAGCACCACAGCCAGCATTGCAACTTTTCTTAGCGACATACAGACCGGACAAGAAGGCCGTTTTCGTGTTGAGGTATTTCGCGGTCCGTCGGCATCTCAAGAACTGTTTTGGTCGGGTGTCCTGTTTTGTGATATAACGTTTCAAGACGAAGATCCAAACCTTGTTACGCTAGAAGCCACAGATGACATTGGCTTACTTGATGAGGTGCTGTACAAGAATAGTTCTACGTCGGAATATACCGACACCACCAACCTAATTGTAGTGCTGTGTCGCATACTAGGCAAGGTGCGGCACGTGGATGCATGGGCGGCAGACAAAAATTTTATCTATGTCTCTGACCACGTCCAACACGCGGAGATGACCGGCGCACCGTACACAAGAAAAATTATAATCAATCATACCAAACTTCGCAACGTAAAAGACAACGGTGACGCGGAGTATTACACCTGCAAGGAGGTACTAGTTTCTATGCTTACCAACTTGCAAGCTAGACTCATGCAGTTTTACGGTGCATGGTGGGTTATACCTGTGGCAAAAGCCAACGCGGGTATGACGGCTTAC